CTTATAAGTGGGTGCAGCTTTACCCAATGGCCCGAGACACCGGGCGGACTCAATACGTGTTGGCCCCGTTACCTAAACGAAATCAATCCCGACCTAGACATTACCACTATTGCCGAAGCTGCGGCTGGCAATCAATATATCGCAGACAGCGTTATACACAAGGTCTTAGAGAATCCTGGTGCGTATGACCAAGTGTTGGTTATGTGGAGTGGTGTGAGCAGACTAGATTTCCTAACCGACGTTACTGATCCGGACTGGAATGCCTTATACGACAGCTACGGTTTCTATCGCAGAATGGATAACCAAAAGCTGGGTTACATCTTTAGCGGTGGGCAGATGGGCACATGGTATAAGAATCCTGTTGCACATAAGATGTTCTATGAGCAGTACAAGGTATCTAGTGAATTGAGCTTGGCAATGATCAACTTAATGGAGATAGTTAAGCTGCAAAGCTTCTTGGAGAGCAAGGGCATCAAGTACAAGTTTATGAGTTATGTAAACTACTGGACTGATGGTAAGAATATTAGCCCCAATGGCGACTTTGGTGTTACAGGATTCCCCGAAGTTCAGCATCTGTTACGTGAAATCAAGTTTGATAACTGGATCTTTACAAACGATGCCAAAGACGGGGTCTACGAATTAGCTAAGAGTATGGGAAGTTTTATGGATGACAAGTTTCATCCAGGCCCTGCTGCACATGCTGCGTGGGCCGGAATTGTTAACCAACGATTGTTGAGTTAATTACTTGAGTGATACGGGATGCTGGCCATTCAGTCCAGTCCCGTGTCATTAACAGTTGAAAGTTATGTTCAACAATAGGCTTGATCTTGGCATAGATAACATCTTGATCTTGCTCACAAAGCCACTTAACCTGCTCAAATGCGGCAGTATAACGCTCGTTATCGTCTTTAATCAAGTCATAAGACTCGTCAATTACTCCATCAAATGTTTTGAAGCCCAATGCACGTAGATTGTGCATAAACTTGTAACCTGTAAAGGCAATAAACAGTCGACGACCAATCATTGGCTTGGCTGTCTTCTCGGTGAAGCAGCTTAGTGTGTTATCAAAGTCAGTTTCTGCAATGATACTGTATGCTGTTTCGTTGAATGTCTTGATAGGAATGATCTGACTTAGGTGTACACGTTGCCCGCAATAGTCTGCCCAGTCGGCAGTGCCAATGGTTTGGCCAATTGGCGTTGTTCCTTCTTCCCAGATAAAATAATCCTTGGCATAGAATTCGCCTTCTTTCCAGTCGCCACCGTAAGTCATTACAACTTTGTCATTTAACTGGTTATCGTTAACTGCCTTAAACACAAAGTCTCTATGTGGCTTGGGACTGCCTAGCAAGGCATCGAAGTACTTGGGCTTGGTAGCAGAGTAGTTGATGTGCATTACTTTGTCGGGCAATGCTTTGTAAATGTTCGCAGTTGTTTTAAACCAGTCGCCCCAGCATAGGATGTGACTGTTAATGTCATCTCTGTCGTTTACTGCACCGGGTAGCATCCAGTAGACATTGTCATGATGACATTGGTCCCAAATTTGCCAATGGAAGTTGTGCAATTCGCTTTCAAAGGTGAAAACTAAATCACTAATGTAACTTAAACGGTTTATCTTATCTTCGAATCCAACGTAGGCTGTGTCAAAGTCACAGTGTAGTCGGTGTGTAGTAAATGCTATCTTAGTGTCAACTTGTGCTGCTTCATATTCGTCAATGCTGTGACAAATTGTGTATGGGCGGTTGAACTGTATTTTTGGAAGCCACTCTAAGTCAATAATCTGACTATCACTGTAAACTAGAATCATTCTTTGCTCGATAATTTTCAATTGCTGCTTTGATTGCATCCTCAGCTAAGATGCTACAATGGATTTTAACTGGTGGTAGAGCTAGCTCGCCTGCGATCTCACTGTTTGTGATGCTTGCTGCTTCGGACAGACTTTTTCCTTTAACCCACTCAGTAACCAATGAGCTGCTTGCAATAGCACTCGCAACCATAAGTCTTAAAACGTGCATCGGTGATAATTCCATTCGAGTCTACCTTTATTTGTAATTTCATTACGTCGCCACAAGCGGGTGCGCCAACCATACCAGTGCCAACATCGCTGTCCTCACTCGCAAAAGAACCCACATTACGTGGGTTCTCATAGTGATCAATTACCTTGTCTGAATATGCCATATAAGTCCTTTATGGACAACTATAACAGATTTAGCCACGGTTTCCTAGTGCCCTGTTAGCCATACTGCTAACAGTTTTCTCAGGAGCAGTTTGTGCTCCGTCTTCTGCACCAGGAGTCGATTCATCACCGAAACCGTCATCACTAAATGTAGCCAAGTAAACGTACTTAACGCCGTTTTCGTCGTCTTTAATATCTGTGATTAAGTTTTTGATTGTGTCGTTGCTCTTACGTGCAGACTCTAGTGCATCTGCGTTAAACGATTCACCACCTGGTAAACGCTTAACTAGATTAACTAAGCTGTCAACACGTACCTTAGGGACTGAATGCCCGTGAGCACGATTACGTAATTCTTCAAGAGCTGTGGCTAAGACGCTATCTCCACGAGTTTCTGCCTCGTCTTCGATCATTGCGCCTATGCCGCTGTCTTCAACAATAATTTCTGCGAATCGCATTAGCGTACTTCTCTGCCTAAGTCGGCTGTACCGCCAGTTGCTGCATCGCTGGCACCGAAGTCTGCGCCTTGGTCCATGTCACTCATTTCACCGTCAAGACCGCCGTCCATGCTTGGACCTAAGTCTGCGCCGCCCATGCCCATATCTTGGCCCATGTCTTCGCCGGCTAAGCCACGTGCTGCTGAATCAGCAGTTTCGCGACCTTGTTGTAGTGTTTGTGCCAAATTGCCTAGCAATGGGCTAACTGCGCTCTTAAAGCCGTCAGCTTTTTCAATGCCAATTTGGTCACGGATTGTGTCTAACAATGCAGGCAACTGCTCGTTCTGCATTTTGCTGATTTTTTCCAACATGTCTTGGATGCTATCAACCATGTCTTTTGCAGCTAAGATAGCTTCAGACTTGGCCATTTCGCTTTCGTTGATCAACTGTTGTTTGTTGTCACGCATCCAGCTGTGTAGGCTCTCACGTACCATAAGCATTTCCATGTAAGATGGATTCTTTTCAGCGGTGTGAACGCCGTGTGTGCTCTTAATCTTGTTTAGGCTTTCGCTGATAGCAGTTGCCATCGTGTAAGCCTTCTTGAAGGTTAAGTTTGCATAGTCAACTTGGAAACCAAAGCGGCTTTCCATGACTTTGTTCATTTGTTTTGCGGTTGGCTTAGCGCCCATTTCGTTTAATCTCATAGTGGTTATTCCCAGATACCTTTTAGATATTTAGCCTGATTTAAAGTTTTTTCAAGATCTATTTTAGCTAGATCTAACATGATACTATTATCTGTTATTCTAGCATCTAATACGTCAACTGTAAACATGTCATCGCGCTTAATTGCTCGATTTCTGTTGTGTACGTAATAGATTTTATCCTGTGTTAACTTACTTAGTGTCGTATCGTTTCGGTATAAATTCTGTGCTTGCTTCAAGCGGCCAGTTTGATATAGCAACGAGTACGTCACAGCGGATTGTTTGCAAGTAAACGTGGCCATCAACTCAGTGAAGTCGTTGAATAGTTGCCAGACACCTGCTGACTGTTTTATAGAGTGCTTACCAACTTGCCATCCATCCTTAGTGGGGATGATCAAGGGTTCGCTTTTTATTAGTTTTTGAGTTTCATTTTTAGTCCAGGTTTTGACATATTGTGCAGCTAAATCTACTGCTACCATTGCCTCGACTATTTGCCCATTAGTTATGGGATTTTTTCTTGTACGTGATTTGGCCATCTTGATTCTTTCTCAACAATACATCTTTGTTGACTAATTGATTTGCAATGTGAATTTCGCGCTCGTTCAGGTCGGCCCGTTTAATTATTTCGTGTTCATTAAATTTGCCCAACACATCCGCTTCTTCGTTTGTGATGGACAATCTAATGTGATTTAATAGTTCAACAATTTTCATTTGTTGACGAAGTTAACTAGCACAACAACAAAACCGGAGATCAACACGCCAATGATTGCTGTACCAATAGTGATAATTGTTTTGTTTGATGCGTCAGGAGCAGCGGCAAGCGATTCTTTAATACTCACGATTAAATCCTCAACGCGACTCATTCTTTCATCAAGACTGTTTAGCTTAGTGTCCAAATTCTTATACCTTTCAGCACATAATTCTACGTGCGCTTCAAGATTCTCTTTTTCAATTTCCGTCGCCATTGCGATATTCCTTATTTGTTAATCAGATAACAATGCTGTTGAGTGTGCCAAAGTGTGTGCCATAAAAGAGTGCCTGTGTGTGCCGTAGCATTAAATATTATTTAAGTCTATTGCCAGGTTTTTAAAGTACACATTTTTTATCGCGCCATGCGGATAAAAGATAGGCAACATAAAACGAGCTGTTTCTGCCAATCCGGTTACAACAGGAATTTGTTCAAAGTCAGTTTCTAGGCCACCTTGTGGATTGTCTCCTACTAGGAAAACGTCTTGGTGCTCAATTGCAAAGGTCCAGGCCCATATTTTATGTCGCCCTTGGTAGTATTCCCCAAAGTTCCAACCATCTGCTAGATTACTTTCTGTGCAAATTGGACCATTGATCATGAGAGGCTGAGTTCTAAGACCCATTGTCTGCAATACCGTTTCCCAGTTACGTTGCTGATTTCTTTCAAACTCTTGCTCAGGTCTATAGCGGGTCACACCAGTGGCAGTAATGTCCACTAGTGTGTATCCTGTATAAAACTGTAGTTCTCGGTTCATGTAGATATTTATGTCCAACAAAAAAGGCAGTATAAAACTGCCTTCGTTGCTGAGTGTTAACTCTTATGCTAGCTTTAAGCCGCCTGTACTAGCAACTGATACGCTAGACACAGTGCTGTTACCGTATACACCAAGTTGTGTAATGTTTGCACGAATATATGCTTGCAATTCTGCATCTGTCCATGCACTGTGTTCTACTAATGCGCTTAGTTGATTGCTGCCGCTTTCAACTTGGTATGCCACAACAGTGTTACGTTGTTGAATCACTCCGAGCATCTGCGATACTAAACCAACGTTACCTGTTGTACGGTTAATGCCGCTTTCAAGAGTTAAGTTGCTTGCAGCATACCCGCCAACACCTGTAATCTTATATGCAGTGATGCGGCCACTCATGCCAGGTGCAATAATGCCAGTGGCAGTACGTGCTGAGCCGTCTGTGTTACTATCAATGTCTGTTGCAACTACTGCGGTTGCATCGCCGTTTACTTTTAATGCGCCTAAGGCCATGTTATATCTCCAATATACTATATTTAGTTAGCCATTAAAAAAGGCTCCTAAGAGCCTTTTTGTTTTCACTGCTTAAAATATTAAGCGAATGTGAATGTACCAGCGCCGTTCAACACGCTAGATGAAGTAACTGTCAAGTTACCAGCACCCATGCCTGTTGCAGATGCAACTGCATCCTTCAAAGCACCGTAAGCACCAGATGTTGTTGCACCTGCGCCTGCGTTGAATGTAGCAGCATCAACAATAACACACAAAGATGCGTTAGTTTGTGCGCCTGCCCATACGATAGAACCCAATGTTTCTACTGCACGGATACCTTGGTCGTAGCCACCTTCAACCAATGGTGCAGATTGACTTGTACCACCTGTTGCTGCTGTGAAGCCAGACTGGCTGTCAGCAATTTTAAGAACCAATGGTTGGTAACCTTGGAACGCACCTGCGGCTGCTTTGCCGTTTACTTTTACTTGTCCTAATGCCATTTTAAATTTCCTTTAATGAATGGGCTATACGCCTCATGTAAATATTTATCTCTTTGAGAAAAAGACTGGCTATTTACTT